CCCGCCAAGCGCAGGAAAACGTTATGCAGCTCGGTGTAGCCACAGTCAGGCCCGCGGTAGCCGTTTGTCATGCTCCAGTGGCAAAACGTCGTCATCTGCCGGCCGGGCAGCCCGTGGTTGTCGATCTCACCCGGGGAAGACAGCTCCCAGACCACCGCCTCGCCGTCCTCGCTGGTTTTCTGGTCGATGTACCAGATCTCCAACGCTTCCTGGGTCGGGTCTGCAGTCGGGTTGCCGTCGGGAAAGTTGGCTGCGTCCAGATACTGGGCCAGGGTCTCGCGAACCGTCAGCTTGAACTTGAGCATGTCCTCGAAGGCCAGGCACAGCGCCGTGATTCTGCCGTTGACGTTGCCGGCAGCGAATGTCGGCCGTGAGGCTGTGCCGTCGCTACTCGAGGAAATCCCCTCAATCTGTACCGGCCAGGCCGCGTACTCCTCTCCCCGCCACCAGATCGACTTCGCAGGCAGATCCTCTTCCGAATGCTCGTAGGCCAGCAACTCTTCAGGTGTGTGCGGAATGGCATGCCCGTGGAAGCGCAGGTAATCCGCGCCGTACTCAGTCCCGTCAATTTCAAACAGGCGAATCTCGCCACCGGGCTCCAGCTTCTGGATGTCCGTGATCAGTGCCATGGATAGGCCTCAGGGATGAAAGGTTTGCTTGAAGGTGGCGGTGATGGCGTAGACCTGGCCACCGCGGTGAACCGGCTTGTAGCCGTTGCATTTGTAGAGGCCAAGCTCGCCCAGGGGCGGCTCCCATAGAAATCCCTTGGCGCCCTTGTGCCGATCGAGGAACGCCTTGATTTCCAGAACACGAGCCTTGGCGCCGGTGAATGTGAGCGGCCAGGATTGGGACTGGTTATTGAGGCCATCTTCGACCGACTGCTCGTACCCATCGCCGAACTGCTTGGTCCGGACGCGCTGGGTCACATCACCCTCCGCGCCCTTTTCCGTTGCCCAGGTGAATCGTTCGATAGCCATCATCGCCCCTTGATTGCGTTGTTGATGACGCCGCCCTGGCGCATGTCCCTGCTGCGCAGTTCCTGATACTTCTGCTCAACGAACGTCGCCAGCTCCTTGCCGAACAGGTCATAACCAGGCGCATCAGAGGTAGACGATGCGTTGCCTTCACCGTCGATATGCACCTCGACATTGATCTGCGTTCCGCCGGACCCGCCGCCCATGGCCATAACGCCGAGCTTGCCGCTGGACGTTCGGGTCAGCGGCATGATCGCCTCTTCCCCTGCCTCACCCATGACGCCGGTCTTGCCGTTGGCCATACCGAAAGCCGTAGGCTTGCTGACGACGGAGTTCGTGAATGCGCCGCCGTCGGCGAACATCTGCACTCCGCCCGACCAGGCGCCGCCCATGGCTTGCGGGAAGTAGCTGCCCGAGTAGCCCCCCGCTGAAGCTCCAAGATTGGAAGATGCAGCGCCGGCAGATCCGGCGGCCAGCCCGTTGCCGCCGGCGGCACTGCCGCCGAAGTAACTCGCCGCCGCCCCTACCAGGCTGCCCAGCAAAGCGGAACTGGCCTGACGTGTCGCAATGCGCGCCATGTCCGCCAAAATCGACTTGGTGAAGTCTGCAAACGACGCCTTGCCTGTAACGGCGAAGTTGACCAGCGAATCCTCCATGGAACTGAATGCATTGCCGAACAGGCTTTTCGTCTGGCCGGCGATGTTCCGCGCCGAATCCAGGTAGTTATCCCAAGCAGCCGTCGCGCCCTTCGTCCAATCACCCTGGGCAGCTTCCACATCCGCGTAGTTCTGCCGGATTTGGTCGGTCGCCGCCTTATTCGCATCGGCGAGCGCCTGGGATTTACGCTTGAACTCCTCCTCCGACATATTCCGCGACGGGTCGGACTTCTGGTTGGCCAACTCTAGGGACTGCTGAGCAAACCGATCTTGCTGGCTGTTCAGCTCGCCGCTGAGCGCGTTTTGGCGATCACCCTGGCCCACGCCGAGTACTGCGCGCTGGCCAGCCAATTCAAGTGCCCGCTGTTGCTGCCCCAGCGCCTGGATGTAGGTGCTGATCGCGCGCTCCTGCTTGGCAAGGCGCCCGGCCTCATTGGCGGCCAACACTTCAAGCTGGCTGTCGGCATCCTTCTGCGCCTTGACCATCCCTGCGCGCGCGTCAGCGATCTTCTGGTCAAGCTGGATGCTTTGCGCGGCCGACGTAGTCTTCTTGCCCTTGGCGGCTTCCAGCGCGGTGATTTCCGCCTCGTAGGCTGCCGTCACCTGATCGCGCTCGTTGCCGATCAGGGCCTGGCGGCGCAGCAGGTAATCGGCCTCGGACAGCAGGCCAGCCTTCTGCGCTGCGTCCAGCTCCTTCTGGTAGTTTTTGTAGTCCGCGGCGATGGCCACCAGGTTGTTCTTGGCGTCGTTGAAGCCGGTCAGGTCGACCTGAGAACCCGGGGCCTTAGGGTCTTTGAACTTGTCGTTGATGTTGGAGATGTTCTTGTCGATCGTGGCCTGTGCCAGGCGCGGATCGTTCGGCGAAACCTTGCGGATATCGTCGAGCTGTTTTTTGTAATCCTTGAGTGCTTCGGCGCGCTTCTGCTCATTCGTCCAGGAGGACTTGGTGAGCACATCGATCTTGTCGCTGGCGACGATGGCCGATTGCTGCGCCTTTCCCTGGTCATCGAAATACTTGATCCGAGCATCATCGGCATCACGCTGCAGCGTAAGAAAGGTGATCTGCGCCTGAATCTGGGCCCGAACCTTCGGGCTCACCTCCTGGGCGTTCATTCTCGTGCCGCCAACGTCGAACGCAGCGGAGCCGGTGAGCTTGGACTGCAGGTCCTTAATTTGGTCGTTGTAGCTCTTCTGCCGACCTACATCGCTGATTCCATCTAGGGCGCCGCTCGCGGCACTCTTGATGCCAAGCCAGGCCCGCTCCCACAGGTTCAGGTTCTCTATCACCTGGCGGGATCTGGTCTGCACAGTGTCGGCATAGGTGTCGGTCAGCAGCTTAGTGGCGCCGATTTCGTCGCCTTGGTCCTTGAGTGCGACGATCTGCGAATAAACCGAGGCCGTGAGGAAGTGATACTGCTCGTTGAGCGACTTGGCGGCGGCCACTGGGTCGTCGGCGATCTTGACGAACTCGGCAACGGTTGCCTCGATGGACTTGCCGGTGGCCTTCTCCATGGATAGGGCCGCCTCGGCGATCTCCACGAAACTGCCGCTGGCGAGCTTACCGCTACCTGCCAGGGTGACCAGCACGTCCGCAGCCTGCCCGGTGGTGCCCACTGTCGCTACGACCTGGCGGGACATATCGCTCAACTGTCCAGCGCTTGCACCTGCATAATTGCCTGTGAGGATCAGCGCCTTGTTGAAGGCTTCCGTCTCTCTACTGCCGCTGTAGTAGGCGTAGGCCAGCCCACCTATGGCGGCAGTCACAAGGCCAATCGGAGCAGCTAGTGCCAGCAGACCGCTCATGGAGGCGCCGGCCCCTACGCCGATCTGCGTGATTGCCCGGGCACCGCTCCCCCAATCGCCGGTCGACAGGGCGTTACCGAGCTGCATAACGTTTTCCTGCGCTTGGCGGGTGCCGAGGCGCAGCTTGTCGAAGCCGGTGGTGGTTTTTTCGAGCTTGGCGTAGTCCTTGTCGATATTGCCCAGGGCTTTGTTGTAGTCGTCCTGACTCAGACGCCCCGCGTCTAAGTGCTTGCCCAGTTGCTCGACTTGAGTGTCGAGTTTCGCCAGCGCCGCGCGGGCCGGGTCAATTGCCCCCAACAAGCTGTTGAGAGCTTTTTGCTCATCCAGAGCGGACTTGGCCAGAGCAACCTGCTGCTTGTCGAGCTGCGCGGAGATCTTCGCCGCTTCGGCCTCGCCATAGGCGCCGGTTTTGGTCAGCTTGGTGAGAGCATCACGCTGCTTTGCCAGATCCTGGGTGGTTTTGGCGCTGGTCGAAAGCGACTTTTCCAGCGCCTCCATTTCGTTCATCAGCGAGACGGCGGACTGCTCGGCCCGGCCGCCGGCCTTGGCCATCTCATCCAGGCTTGTTTTGGCCTGGATCGCATCGGCCGAGTCGATCTTGACGCCGAGTTCTGCAATGTTCATCGACTCACCTTGAATAAGTGCCCGTGGTTACGGGCGGTTTTCCCTTTCCTCCGCCATGACGCGCAGGGCTTCGCCTTCCAGCACCTGAAGGTCAGGGAAGATTTCAGCGAGTTTCTTTTTCTTGATGCCGAGGAAGCCGGCCACGTCGCGGATGCAGCTGTAGTCGAGACCGATCGCGCCGCCGGCGCCTGCTCGCCACTGGGTTGACATTCGGTGGAATAGGAGGAAGGCAGGCCAATTGCAGGGCCAGACCTCCACGTCTTCAACCAGGTCGCCAGGGGAAAGGCCAAACATGCCGATAATCGTGTCGGGCACGCTCGGCGAGTACATGGCGCGGGCGGCGTCGGTCAGTTTCCCAGGCGGGCCTGGT